ATAAATGGAGTTAAAGAAGATGAATTATTAAGTGGTTCTATTTTTAGTGCTGATACATTAAATAAATTGTCTTTTGATAGAGGAAATTCAGCAGATTTATTTTACGGAAATGTAAAAGACCTAAGAGTATTCAACGAAGCGTTATCAGATGCCGAATTAGTAACTTTAACAACATAACATTATGAAAATAGGAAAATATAAATTTAATAGCGAAAAACAAGCTATAAGTAAAATAGAAGGTTTAGAAGAAAACCATAATCACACTATTGTAAAGTTAGGTTTAGAAAAGTTAACAGATGCAGTAATTGATGTTGATGGTGTTGTTACAGTTGATGCAACTTATTCTGATGCTTATTTAGTAGATGCTTTATGGTCAGACGATACAGAGCCTTATGGTTGGAAATCGTACAGAGCAGATGTAACAGGGGAGGGTAAACATACTTTCTTAGGTGTTAAATACCAAGATAATAAAATATGAGCCTACAAAGATTCATACAGAACTTACCCCTTGATAAAAAAGAACATTTGGTATTGGGGATTGTTTATTCAATCCTTATACCTTTAGGAGGTGTTTTATTTGGTTTATTTGGTGCTTTGGTAGGTTTAGCTATTGGAACATTTTTAAACCTTTATAAAGAGTTATATCACGACTTGTATAAAAAGAAAGGTAATGCTGAATTATACGACTTTATTGCAACAGAAATTCCTTTAATAATAACCTTTATAAGTTACGTGATGTAATGAAAAATTTTATACTGTATTTTTTACAGATACCAAATATAGAAAAGCCAACAGATTTAACTGATGCAAATAAGGTTTTAAGTTATGTACTTTGGATAATGCTCGTTTTTATTTGTGCTATTGTATATTATCACAAAACAGAAATAGCTAAAAGAGATTCAAAGGAAACAGATTTACAAGACAAAATAGATGCAATCTATAAAGAGCATAAGACAGATTTAAAAGATGCTAACGAGGACTATAAGTCTTTATCTGAAAAATTTTATCAATTTACGCAACAGATTGAAAAATTAGTTAGCAAATGATAAAAGATAAGCACATAGAATACCAAGACGAATTAAAGCAATTACGTTCAGAAAGGAATCAGATAAGGGCTAAAAATTCTTTATCAATTAAAAGTACTGAAGAAATATTAGAAACTTTTGATAAGGATAAAGGTTCTTTAATTATTACTTTTGACGAATTACACGAATTAAAGATAGGGGAAGTTTATGATGTGAATAATGGTGTTAGTTTTATTATGGAATCAAAGTCTGATAATAAGTTAGTATTTCAAACCTTTATGATAGAAAGTGGGGAATTTGGTTTACAAGCACACGACTGTTACGAATTTTGCGAAATAATAAAAGGTGATTTAATAGAAAAAGAAAGAGGATATAAGGTGTACCAAGAGGGCGATGTTGTTAGTTATTCGCCTTTTGAGAAACATAAACCATATTCCACAAAAGATAGTATTTATAAAGTAACATTTTTAAAAAAGTTTTGTTTAAATGATAACTAAGACAGAAACAAGAAAAGAAAGAAGAAAGATAGCGATACAGAAAAGACCAACGTTTAGAGACGTATTAATAAATAAAAGAAGATATGGCAACTAAGTATTTTAAAGAGATTGACGATGGAAATATGAACCAAGAGTTTTTGGATAAATTAGATCAAGCAAGAGAATTGGCTAATATTCCTTTTAAAATAAATTCTGCCTATCGTAGTCCAGA